GAATGGCAACAGCGACTCGTTCGTTCACTGGCACGAAGTCTGCTAACGCTTACGAGCGTTCGTATGTTGGCCCAGTGGCTGGCTTTGAAACCTACAAGCTTGATTATGCTAACCGTTGCAATGCAAACTCGGCAACCCGCACGATTGCAACCAACGGCGCTCAGGTTCGTTACGTTCCAAAAGCAACCACCTCCAGCGTTGCAGGCGTTCTGAACGTAGACAACCGCTATCAAACTGTCACTGTCTCCTCGACAACTGGCATTCTTGACGGCGATGCGTTCACGATCACTGGCATTGAAGCTGTTCACCACATCACGAAGCGCAGCACAGGTCAGTTGAAGACCTTCCGTGTTATTGATGTTATTGATGGTACTACGATGGTTATCAGTCCTCCAATCATCGGCGCTAACTCGTCACCAACTGATGCTGAAGAACAGTATAAGAACGTGGAAGTTGCATCGACTTCGGCAACTGCATCGTTGAACTTCCTGAACAAGGTAGCTTCGAACATCAACCCGTTCTGGCGCAAGGATTCAATCGAACTCCTCCCAGGCCGTTATGCTGTTCCAGATGGCGCTGGCGTTGACGTACTGCGTGCTGCTACGGATCAGGGTATCGAATTGGTCATGACCAAGAAGTTCGATCCACTGACCTTCCAGACGCTTTACACGCTGGACACACTGTACGGTGTTGTTATGACGAACCCAGAAATGGCTGGCGTTCTAATTTTCAACCAAACTTAATAGAGATGGGGGAGGCTTCGGCTTCCCCCTCTTTCCTTTAGGGAGAGAACCAATGCCATTGAAAAAAGGTTTTAGCCGCGCAAGCATCGGCAAGAATATCAAGATGGAAGAAAAGGCTGGTCGCCCTAAAAAGCAAGCCATTGCCATTGCGCTCAATGTAGCACGCGATGCAGCAATGAAAGCAGGGAAGCCATCAAAGGCTCCTAAGCGGAAGGCAAAGAAATGAAGATGGGCCTGTATGCAAACATCAATGCGAAGCGTAAACGCATCAAGGCTCAAAAGGCTGCTGGCAAGACACCAGAGCGTATGAGGAAAGTTGGTAGCAAAGGCGCTCCGACAAAAGCTGCCTTCGTTGCATCTGCAAAGACTGCAAAGCCAGTTAAGCCGAAGAAGAAATAGTTATTCGTTTAATGTGCTAGTTTCTGATATAAGGCAGCGCATTGAACTTGGAGGTCTAAATGGGTTATACAAAGCGCCAGTTCGTAACGTCAGCCTTTGAAGAAATAGGCTTGGCAGATTACGTCTTTGACCTTCAGCCTGAACAGCTAGAGGGTGCTTTGCGGCGTTTGGATTCCATGATTGCAGAATGGAACGCTGCTGGCATCCGTCTTGGTTACGCTATGCCAAGCAGCCCACAAGACAGCGACCTAGATACAGAAACCAATGTGCCTGACAGCGCATGGGAAGCCATCATCACCAACCTAGCCATTCGGATTGCTCCTGGCTATGGCAAGAGTGTATCTGCTGACACTAAGGTATCGGCTAAGGGCGCTTATAACGTATTGCTGCAACGCGCTACATTCCCGCTTGAACAACAACTTCCATCAACAATGCCATTAGGTCAGGGCAACAAGCCTTGGCGCTGGGATAATCCTTTCGTTCGGATTCCTTACGATCCTCTAAATGCAGGGCCTGATGGCCCATTTGAATGGAGTTAAACAATGCCTACAATTAATCAGCTTCCAACCGTAACACAGGTTCATGGTGGAGATCAGTTACCGCTTTTCGTAACCAACCAAGGTGACGCTCGTCGTTGCTCTGTCACCACGCTCATTGAATACGTTCAAGTAAACTTTGGCGCTGTTACCTGTGCGTCAGTGCAGACAACGCCTGTTACCTATGCCCAGCTTCCCACAGCCGTTAATGCTGGGGCAGGAGCTCGCGCATTCATTACTGATGGCAGTAGCACGACATTTGCAGCCACTGTTGCTGGTGGTGGTGCAAATAAGGTTCCAGTATATAGTGATGGCACTGTTTGGAAAGTTGGTTAATTAACCGCAATTAAAGGATTGAGATATGATTATTCAACCAGGTCTAACTCAGACCATTACAGACGTTATTGTTCCTGCTGGTCAATATATCAGCATTGGCAATGTAGGCAATGATGCCACAACCGTATTGCTTGAGCCAATTGGCCCAGTAAGCTATGACTACTACACCCAGATCGCTTCGCTTTCTAACAGCGCACAGATGTTTGGCCCTTATCCTGTTGATCGCACTGTGCGTATCGTCAGCGGCATTGAGTCAACAGCGCAATACGATGTAGGCGCTCAACCAACGCTGCGTGACTTCCCGCCATTGACAATCGGCAGCCTTGAGCCTGTTGCTTTGGTTGAGCCAGCCTCGACCTTTGTGACGCTCACCTATGCGGATAACGCGGGTGATGTTAAATTAGTAAGTGCTGGCGTTCATGGCCTCACCAATGCAGTTTCGCAAGGCGCGAGCCTATATATCACTTGGACAGGTGGAACGGCGACCACAGGCTTTTATGAAGTTGTAGACGCTGATACAGATACTGAGGAGGTAACCATTGACCTACCTTACGTTTCGTCAACCGTAACGATTACCATTGCTGCACCTGGCGTAGTCACTTGGACAGCACATGGCCTGTCGGTGAATGACACCATCCGCTTTACCACTACGGGTGCATTGCCTACCGGATTGGCTATCAACACCACATACTATGTCAAGGAGGTGCTTTCAGCCAACACCTTCACCGTGTCCACTTCAGCAGGCGGCGCAGCAGTCACCACCAGCGGAACACAGTCTGGGACACAAACTGCTCTCGTTTGGTATGGCGTAGCAGTTGTTGCGGTAGCCAACACCGAAATTACTTTGGCATCCGTCACAGTCCCTGGCTGGTCGATGGGCGTTGGTGGTGGTATGGAGATTGACGCTCTGTTCTCTTTGACTAACAACGCTACAGTTAAGACCTTGGGCATGACATATGGCGGCGGCGTTATCTTAGCTGCTGCTGGGGCAAGCAATGCCAGCGCGTCTGTTCAGAAGCTACTATACAATCGTGGTGGCTCACAAGTTGTCAGCAACTCAACGACTTCTGTTGGTCACGGCCTATCGACTGGTGCGAACGTGTTCTTGAGCGTTGATGCCACAGTAGATCAGACATTTGCAATTACTGCAAAGCCAGCGACTGCGAATAACCTGATGCGTCTCGAAGCGTTTTATCTTTATGTAACTTTCTAATAGGAGAATTAAAATGCCAATGGTTGGTGGAAAAAAGTTCAGCTACGATGCAAAAGGTATGGCGATGGCTAAGAAAGCTGCCGCTAAAGCTGGCAAGGCAATGACAATGACAATGACCAAAGCCAAAAAGAAAAAGAAGTAAGACGCCTAAGTGAAAAAGGATTCGCGTCTTACTCGTGCAGGTGTCGCTGGCTATAACAAGCCTAAGCGCACACCATCGCATCCGAAGAAGTCACACGTTGTGGTAGCTAAGGAAGGCGATAAGATTAAGACGATACGCTTCGGTCAGCAGGGCGTTATGGGTTCACCCGCCAGCAAAGGCGAAAGCGAATCTAATAAGAAGCGCCGTGCATCGTTTAAAGCTCGACACGCAAAGAATATTGCTAAGGGTAAATTGAGTGCAGCGTTTTGGTCGGACAAAGTTAAGTGGTAACAGTGTGGTGGTGACGCAGCACTAATATTATGTTAGATTACTAGTATAGGAGTAAAAATATGATAGCTCGTTCATTTTCGCCTGTTACGGCTGGCACGGTAAACATAAACGTATCTGCAAGCTCGCAGAATGTTCTTGTTGAGAATCGCAATAGCCCAATCACTGTTCGCATTGTCAATAACGGCACGGCAACTGTTTGGCTCAACAGCGGTGGATCAGCGATTACTGCTACCACAACGACTGGCTTTCCAGTTGGCCCTGGTGTGCATGAAGTCCTGACATTCTCGCCTGATGTAAACGGCAATCTTTACATCGCTGCTATTGCTGCTGGCTCTACTGGTATTGTTTACTTCACGCCAGGTGCAGGTCTCTAATGTCGATCCATTGGGGAGGGCGTGGCGCTGGACATGTAAGTCGCTGGAGTGCATCAACATCTGGCGTTCCTTCGCTTGTGCTTGATTTTCTTACGACCACCTCTTTAGATAGCCGCATTACGTTTACCCGCTCAACAACGGCTACATTTATCGGCAGCAATGGATTGATCCAGAGCGCCGCAATTAATGCGCCTCGATTTGATTACGATCCTGTAACGCTTGCGCCAAAAGGCTTGCTGATTGAAGAACAGCGGATAAATTTGCTGCTGAATAGCCTTATTAATGGCACATCCCTATCAACGCAAAATGTTACCGTAGCGGCAACACCCTATACGATTAGCTTTTATGGAACAGGCACAATTACACTGACGGGCGCGGCGGTGGCAACAGTAACAGGGACAGGTGTATACCCTAACCGCCAAACACTTACTTTTACACCGATTGTAGGTGTGTTGGTTTGTACAGTGGTTGGGTCAGTTCAATACGCACAGCTTGAGGCGGGTAGATTTGCAACTAGTTTTATTCCGACAGCGGGTTCAGCAACAACGCGAGCAGTAGACGTAGCGTCGATGACGAGCACAAACTTTTCATCTTGGTATAACGCCAGCGAAGGGACGTTTGTTGCATCTTTTGATACAGCAAAACCGCCAGCTGTTGCGGGGGCAAATTTTGTATTTATTGCCTCTGATGGAACGCAAAACGAGCGCATTCAAAGTGTATATGATACTTCAAACATAGTGGCGGGTGTTATTGACGGGAACGTTACGCAAGCCAACTTCACCAATGCGTATACAGTTAACCAGACAGTCAAGTGCGCGCTTGCGTATAAGGTTAATAATTTTGCGGCTTCTTTTAATGGTGCAGCAGCAACAACTGATACTGCCGGAACTATTCCAACCGTAAACCGTATGACCCTTGGATCTAGCTGGGACGGATCAAACTTCTTTCTTAGCGGCCACATTCGCCAGCTTACATATTACAAAACGCGACTCCTAAACACCACACTACAAACTCTTACCCAGTAGGATTTGAGTAATGCAGATTCCAATTCTCAGCGGTATATTCACAGATAACGGGCCAGACTTTAGAACGTCTTATCCCGTTAATCTTGTGCCTGTGCCAAAGTCGAATGGAATCAGCCAAGGCTTTCTGCGTCCTTCTGATGGCATTGTTTCTAATGGAACTGGCCCTGGCATTGATCGCGGCGGCATAAACTGGAATGGCGTTTGTTACCGAGTAATGGGCTCAACCTTCTGTAGCGTTGCACCAGATGGAACCGTCACTCCTATCGCTGATGTCGGCAATAACGGCATTGATGTGTCAATGGATTACTCCTTTGACCTTCTGGCAATCGCATCAAACAACAATTTATTTTATTATAATGGCACAACCGTAACGCAAGTCACTGATCCAGACTTGGGCATTGTGATAGATGTGGTCTGGGTTGATGGTTATTTCATGACCACTGATGGCGAGTTTATTGTAGTTACAGAACTCAATGATCCATTCGCAGTTAACCCATTGAAGTATGGTTCATCAGAAGCAGACCCTGATCCAATTGTTGCGTTGCTTAAATTACGCAACGAGATTTATGCGTTGAACAGAAACACTATCGAAGTGTTTGACAACGTGGGCGGTGATCTATTTCCGTTCAGACGCATTGAAGGCGCTCAGATTGAAAAGGGCACTACTGGCACACACGCTTGCTGCATATACCTAGAGACCTGTGCGTTCCTTGGAAGCGGCTGGAATGAAGCCCCAGGCGTTTACCTTGGCGTAAATGCCAATGCTAACAAGATCAGCACTCAAGAAATTGACACGATTCTACTGGAATACACTGAGGCAGAACTTGCGCTAGTGAATATGGAAGCGCGTAACGACAGAGCGCATGAGCATCTATATGTTCATTTTCCTGATCGCACATTGGTATATGATGCCGCTGCGTCTAAAGAACTAGGGCAGCCAGTATGGTTCACTCTGACCAGCAGCATTGTTGACTTCTCTAAGTATCGTGCTCAAAACTTTGTCTGGTGCTATGACAAATGGCTATGCGGAGACCCAACTACGAACAATGTTGGCTACTTAGTAAAAGACATCTCAACCCAGTATGGCAGTACTGTGCGCTGGGAGTTTGGCACAACCATCGTTTATAACGAAGGGCGCGGCGCTATCATCCAGCAGCTTGAACTTGTTGGCCTAACTGGTTCTGTGGCCTTTGGCTCTGACCCGACAATCAATACTAGTTATTCGATTGATGGCGAAACATGGAGTCAGTCAAAGATAATCAAGGCAGGAAAGACAGGAGAGCGTGCAAAGCGTTTAGTCTGGTTCCAACAGGGATGGATGCGTAACTGGCGCATACAGCGATTCCAAGGCACATCAGACGCTCATATGTCATTTGCTAGGCTAGAGGCGCAAATAGAAGCGTTGGCATTCTAATGGCAGTCGCGCCAACCAGATTAAATCTGACACGAGATCAACTTGCCTCATTTCTGCAAGACCATGAGCAGATAAAGCAGTTTGAGTTGCTGTTTTCAACCGTCAGTACAATAGACAACTTTACGCTTGATGAAGTAAATACGGCTGCTGGCAATGCTGTAGCTTCAGCAAATGATGCGCTAGCGCAGCTTTCGGCTGTGTCGCAAGTGCTTGACCTGTTAGCGACTGCACCGCGCAATGAGCTTGGCACAATATCATCTCAAAACGCTGATGATGTAAACATTAGTGGCGGACTTATCTCCGGCCTTGATGCTCCACTGCCTGTCCTTTCTGGAGGCACTGGTCAATCCAGCTTCGTTAATGGTGAATTGCTGATAGGCAACACTACTGGTAATACGCTCACAAAAGCGTTATTAACCGCTGGCGCAAACATCACAATAACGGTTGGCGCTGGTTCAATTACGATTGCAGTGTCGGGCCTTGGGACAATGGCGTTTAAGAATATAGGTGTATCTGGTTCGTTTACAGCAGCAAGTGGTCAGACAATTACTGTCACTGATGGCATTATAACAAGTATCGTTTAGGGATAAGACAATGGCAGTAACCGTAAAAGCACTGATTCCAGCCAAGCAAGCTGAGAGCGCTCAAACAACGCAATACACTGCGACCAACTGCCGTGCTATTATCGACAAGTTTACGGCAACGAATACGACTGCTGGCAACGTAACTATCAGCGTTAATATCGTGATAAGCGGTGGCACTGCTGCTGCCAGCAATCTAATCGTTGACACGCGCTCTATTGCGCCAGATCAAACCTACACATTCCCAGAGTTGGTCGGTCAAGTACTTGACGCTGGGAACTTCATTTCAACAATCGCCAGCGCAGCAACGTCGCTTACAATTCGCGCTTCAGGTCGGGAGATAGTATAATGAAAAAGCCAATGATGATAATTGAGGGCTTTGCTGGTCTGCGTGAAAGCGAACCATTCATCACCACTGCTGAAAACAAAAAGAACACCAAGATTGTGATCGACGATTGGATGCTTGGCCCTGAGAACCCTAGCAACGAGCGTGGCGCTAATCCTGAATACTGGATTGCGCTTGGTAAAGCTATGCAAGTGGATGAGGCTGAGGCTCGTCGTCGTCGCTGCTCCAACTGCGAGTATTACGACAACAGCACAATGACACAGGCAAAGATGGAAAAGATTCCATTTAACGAATGGGATGTTGACGCTGGATTCCGTGGTTACTGTCATAAGTTCGACTTCATTTGCCATGATCTTCGTTCGTGCCAAGCCCAAGAAGAACGAGAGTTTGAATTTGACGATTGATTGTGATATGGTTTTGCCACAGAGCCTTAAAGAGCAGCCTGTGGCTCATTTAGTAAAGGTTATGCTGTGACTGCAATATGCCGAACAAAAGACATTGATACGGTCGAGGGAACTCTTATTGAGCCCTTTACTAAAGCTTTCAATGAAGCTGATGTTCAGCGTCTAGAGTCAGCATTGCTCGATCTACCGCAAGCTGATTGCCCTATCACGCATCGCTTTGCTCCAGGCATTTACATCCGTGAAGTGGTTATGCCAGCGGATTCATATATAGTGGGCCACCATCACAAGACTGCTCATTTTAACAACATGCTATCTGGTCGCCTGACGATTTTAAACGATGATGGCACAAAGACAGAGCTAGTTGCCCCACAGTCCTTTATTGCACCTCCTGGTCGCAAGATAGCTTATATCCATGAAGATGTGATTTGGCAAAACGTGTTCGCAACTGATGAGCGTGACGTTGATACGCTTGATGAGATGTTCCTAGACAAAAGCGAGTCATGGCAGGAATCAAAGAAGTTTAACCAGATGCTGTTAAGCTTTGACCACTCTGAGGATATTGCTGACTTTTATGCAGCGATTGAGGAGTTTGGCTTTGACGCTGAGACAGTGCGTGAAATATCTGAATTACAATATGACCAGATTCCGTTTCCGCATGGCGAATATAAGGTTGCGCTGGGTGATAGCCAGATCGAAGGCAAAGGATTGTTTGCATCTGGTAACATTCCACAATTTGAGGTAATTGCACCAGCATTGATGGGCGGACTTCGCACACCAGCAGGGCGCTATACCAACCATTCAAAGAATCCGAATGCGATGATGTTTCGTATGGAAAATGGTGATATATATCTAGTTGCTATGCGCGACATCTCAGGATGCAAGGGCGGCAGCAACGGCGAAGAAATTACAGTAGATTATCGTCAGGCTTTGATAGTGACGATAGGGGGATATTGATATGAGTGCAGTAGCAGCGGCAGTTATTGGAAGCGCAGTCATTGGCGGCGTTGTTTCAATGAGCGCAGCAAGTAAGGCTGGCAAGGCTCAAGTGCAAGCGGCTGATGCTGCTGCGGCTGAACAGCGTGCGGCGCGTGAAGAAATGCGAACGCTACTTAATCCATATGTATCTGCTGGAACACCCGCTCTGCAAGCACAGATGGCGGCATTAGGGTTATCAGGGCCAGAAGCACAGCAAGCGTATGTCACGCAGCAAGAGCAAAGCCCTATCTTTCAAACATTGGCTCAACAGGGCGAAACAGCAATCCTGCAAAACGCATCAGCAACTGGCGGACTGCGTGGCGGGAATGTTCAGGGTGCATTGGCGCAGTTTCGCCCAGCATTGCTAAATCAGTTTCTTGAACAGCAATACAGTCGATTAGGTGATCTAACTAAGGTTGGTCAAGCATCGGCGGCTGGCGTTGGTGCATCAGGAATTACATCTGCCACTAATATTGGACAGGCATATACTCAAGCTGGTCAGGCAAGAGCAGGTTCCGCATTAGGACAAGCCAATGCTTTTAATCAGGCGCTAGGCACAATAACTGGATTTGGAACAAGCACGGCTGGACAGGCAGCACTAGGGAAGATTTTCTAATGGCTGAACCATATAACTATAACATTGCATCACCCACGGCTGCTTTCCAAAATGCATTTGCGTTTGGCGATGCTATTGCAACAAGAGATGCGGAGAGACAGGCAGCGCTTAAAAAGCAAGCGGAGCAATTAGCGGAAAAACAAAAGGTTCAAGCTGCTCTCGAATCTATTGCAAAAGATAGAACGCCAGAGAATCTTGCTAAGAATCTTCTTCTTGTTCCGTCAATTAAAGAACAGGTTTTGGCAAGTGAATCCATATTAAGCGAAGCAGAGAAAACTTCTAACAATCAATTTCGTGCAGAAGTTATTGGTTTGGCTAAAGGCGGCAATATAGATGCTGCTCGTGCGCGGCTATCCGTACAAGCAGAAGGTTATGCCAATACACCTGGCAAAGAAAAAGAAGCGGCTGCGGCACAAGCTTTGCTAAAAACATTTGATATTAATCCTGACTCTGTCATTCTACCAATGACTATTCAATTGGCGCAGAGCGACGAGAAGCTTTATAAAACAATCACTGAAAGCCCAACTGGACTTGATACACCATTTCTAAAGGAACTGGTGGCAGAAGGCTTGAAGCCTGGAACACCTGAATTTAAGGCTGCGTTGCAAGCCAAGCGCGAAGGTGATCCTTACATTGCTGTTGCTGGCGTTGGCCTATTCCTAAAAGATGATGTTACTAGAGCAGCATCACAGGGAAGAACTGAGGTAACGCCTTTAATTCCTCAAGCCGCAATCACTATGCTAAAGAACGATCCTAAATTGGCAGCGGACTTTGATAGGAAATACAAAACTCCTGATAACCCTAATCCATCGGCTCGAATCTTAGGAGGTCAGACGGCTACTCCGTCTGGTAACTTTCGCTGATGGGCGCAAAGTGATTGGTCAGCTATTCCCTAATGCACGAATTACATCTGGCTATCGTGGGCCAAATGATCCGTTGTCTAAAGCTAACCCAAGATCATATCATGCCAGCACTAAGGGCGCTGTTGATATTGCTCCAATACCTGGAGTTAGTTTTAACGAATATATTGCTGGCATTCGCAGGGCTGGTTATAAAATTATCGAAGCTCGTGATGAGGTGAAGAACCCGTCTAAAAATGCTACTGGCCCACACTGGCACGTTGTGATTGGAAATTAATATGGCTACGCAAAACCCATTTGATCAGTTCGATACAGAGACTAACAATCCTGTTCCTGTATCATCGATCCAGCCAATTGTTGCTGCACCTAAATCTGCTGAAAAGCCTACGGAAACATTCTCCATAGCCACGCCAGAGCAAAAGGCTGCTGCTGGGCTTGATCCTAATCGCGTGTATCAAGTTAGCTCAGAAACCGGAGGATTTAAGGAAGTTGGCGGGCAGCCAACAGAAGGTGACAAAAAAGTATTGCAGCTTCTGACGCGTATTGCTGGCGGCGCTAGTGATATTCAGAACGCTTTAACTATTAACCCTGAAGCACAAAAAAGCGGCTTCTTGGAAGCTACATCTCGCGGCACACTTGGCGAGGGCATGATTACTCGTGGGATTGCTGGCGAAGATAGACGCATCGTTACAGACGCACAAGGCGATGTTCTTGATGCGCTTTTAACTTTAGGAACTGGTGCTGCCTATAATGAGGAGCAGAAGGCTGCAAATACAATCGCTTACTTCCCACAGTATGGAGATTCAGAGCGTGAAATTGCGGTAAAGAATGACCGCCTTAATCGTGCTGTCGTGGCAGCGCGAATTGCTGCTGGGCCACTAGCTCAAGATTTTGACAAAAGCATTCAGCCTTTGCTCAATGTCGTTGAGGGTAAAGTTGAGAAAGATGCTGCTGGACGTGAGATAGTTCCGGCTGAATTGCGCGTGGCAGAAGGCGCTGAATATTCAACTGATGCTGATTTTAAAGTTCGGCAGGATAACGCAGAAACATGGTCTGCGACTCAAGGATTGCCATTCGATCAAGCCATTGCAAAGTTCAATGCGGACATGAAGGCAAAAGACCCTAACTATCCTGGGGCTGGCAAAGAGCTAATTGATGTTTTGCAAATGTGGGAAAAGGCCGCACCTGGTAAACGTAACGAGGTGCAATGGGAGCTTCCTAAAACTGGCGTTCGTGAAAGTGGAGGCCCAGGGGCAGCAGCAGCCATCGGTTCTGGTCTTGTTACTGGAGTTAGTGCTGGGCTTGGTGAAGAATTCGTTAACCTTTTCGATGAAAACGCTGCGGCAAAGCTAGAAGCGGCAAAGCAATATGGGCGTCAAGAATATCCATTAACAACGTTGGCCAGTGAAATTGCTGGTGGTGTAATTTCACCAATAAATAAAATCATTCCTGGCGCTCCAGCATTGGCCCCAGCCAGAGAAGCGATTACGCAAACTGCAAAGCAAGCTGCTCTTTATGGTACTCTTTCTGGGGCAGGGGAAGCGGCTCCTGACGCTGGACTACTTGAACGTGCTCCAGGTGCTATAATCGGTGGTACTGTTGGAGGTTTAGCTGGTGCTGCGGCAGAAAGGTATGTAACCCCTGCTGTCACTTCGGCTGTTGAAAACTATATTGCTCCGGTAGTAAGTCGTTTAATTACGCCAAATGTTGCGCAGGCAATCCCTGCTGCTGAAGCCGCTGGCATTCCACTTATCACTTCCGATATTGTTCGACCAAAGACATGGTTCGGAAAGTGGACTCAGGAGACAATGGAAAAGGTTCCATTTATAGGAACTGGTGGCGCACGTAAAACGCAACGCGAGGCCCGTGAAGCTGCTATCACAAAGCTCTATGATGATTTCAAAGGTGGTACTGCTGAAATCGATGATATTACCCGTGACTTTTTAAAGGTTCGCGGTGAGCAAATCGGCAAACTAACACGCCAAAAAGGTGAGGTTTTTGATAAAGTTTCTGGATCACCAGTTGATGTATCAGATACCTTAGCTGTTATTGATTCTGCAATTACTCGGTATGGAGCGCTTCAAAACTATCAGCCATTGGTATCCAAATTACAGACATTCCGTAACGACCTAAGCTCTGGCAAAATAGCTGACATAGAACTTACTCGTAAAATTATTGGTGATGCGCTTGGAGATGACACTCTGAAGCCTGTAGCATCTGAGTTAAAAAATGTTGTTAACGACATTTACCCAGCTTTGCGGCAAGATATGGGGCGACATATTCAGCGATTTGGCGAATCGGGAGATTTTGCTAAATGGCGCTCTGCCAATGAAGCTTTGTCCGACTTTGCTACTGATCTTGAAAACTCAACTATAAAGCGCGTTCTTGCGAAGGGTAATGCCACTCCAGAAGAAGCTACATCATTATTGTTTAGCAAGAAGCCAAGCGAAGTTCGCGCTCTTTTTGGAAGCCTAAGCGAAGAAGGCAAAAAGAATGCACGAGCTTTGATTGTTCAGGATATGGTTAAAAAGTCTGGTGGCATTGATGAAATCAGCCCAGCCAAATTTACAACCCAACTAAAGGAATCAGCCAAAAGAAATGGAGTAGCGTTTGAGCCAACGGAAGTTGCTCGCCTTGATGGTCTTTTGCGTGCATTGCAGTTTACACGGCGCGCAGATCAAGCAGCGGTTACAACCATGAGTGGGCAGCAACTTTTGCCATTTGCAGCTACTGGCGGCGCGGTTTATATGGAACCCACGGCTGGCGCAGTTCTTAGCACAATTCTGGCTGGCGCTCGTATATATGAAACAAAGGCAGTTAAGAATCTTCTTGTTGCTTTATCTCGCACTGCACCTGGCAGCAAAGCAGAGCAGAACGTTCTGGGAAGTTTGACCCGTGTTATGTCGCAAGAAGCTGGTCGCAAGGGTGGCGAAGGTGGTCAATCAATGACAGAATCGATGGCTCCCCCAAAAGCTCCTACACAATGACCTTTCACAGACACATAATTTCAGCTATAAGCCCAAAGACGCAAGGGATTAAGTTCTAATGGCAGCTCTCTCGATTCAAGTTCCATATCCCGTCTTTTATGACCGTGATGGACAGCCGCTCGACAATGGTCGCATCTACATTGGTGTTGCTAACCTCGATCCTATAACGAATCCATTGCAAGTCTATTACGACGAAGCTCTCACAATTACGGCAAGTCAGCCTCTTGTGACAAGCGGTGGATACGTTTATCGAAATGGAACGCCAGCACAACTTTATGTAAATTCCACTGATTTTTCGATTCTTGTCAATGACAGCAAAAACCTGTTTGTCTATAGCTTCCCAGAGGCCACTGGCATTGGCGTTGGTGCAGCTAGTATTGAGTATGACCCGCCCTTTGCTGGCGCTGTAACTAGCGGTTACACAATCCAAGATAAGCTTTCACAATATGTGTCAGTCAAGGACTTTGGCGCTGTTGGCGATGGCATTGCAGATGATACTGCGGCAATCCAAGCAGCACAGCAAGCATCAAAATTTGTTTATGTTCCTCCTGGTGATTATTCTGTTTCAGGACTTCGCATTTACGATCAAGTCAATCTCATGGGTGCTGGATACGAAAACACACGGTTTTTGCAGCGGAGTGCAGGACAGCCAGCCATAAACTGCTTGTCAGACGCTACCGTTGGGCAGCTACTGTCGTTGAGGCTGGAAAATTTCGGTGTTGTTGGCCATGCCTCAGCTTCTGTCGCTGCCGTCAAGATTGAAGCGCTGGGCGTGTATGCGATTTACAGATCGCATTTTGATATGATAATTTCTAGCTGTTACCAAGCGTTAAACATGCAAGCCAGCACTGCAAACAATGTGTTTTACTGCACTTTCCAAATGGACATTGTGGGAACGCAAACCACCTCTGTCGTGTTGAATGGCGGCGTTTACAATACCTACGATTTCTTTATCGTTGGCGCTGCAAATGGCCGAGTCATAGAGCACGGCGGATTTAATAACCTATTTACTAGGTTGGTCACAGATGGGCAAATTGTCTGCACTGGGCAAAACATTACCTATCTTGGACTATCCCTTGAAGAACTGCCAAACACTCCTCCAACGCCTGTTGGAATCGTCTTAGGAGGGTTTAACCAAGTTCTTATTACACCAACGATAATTTTGAACCCAACAAACTCAACCAAAATTACGCATTGTATACAGCCTTTTGCATCAAGTTTAATTATTAACCCTCGGTTTCTTGTTACTGGAACTTTAAACCCGTTTACAGCTAACGATAATAATTGGACGTTGCAGGGCCCAGGCCAAAACCAATGCGTTAATAAAATGGAAACAGTCTATACTGGGGCAGATGCTAGTGTAGATTTACGGCGTGTCGATATTGTAGGCAACGTAAGCAGCTTTATGACTGCTGCTTCTGGCACATACAGTGGAAAAGCAGTTCAATACTTGACAGTCGTTGGCGGAGTTCCGTTCAACTATAATATTTTAAACTCAACCGACTCAATGATTTTTGATCCAGCAGGAACAGTTCCTCTCATTAACGTAACGCTTGGATATGCGGGTAATGTATACCGCCAAGGCCAAACGCTATCTGTCTACACCAAGGAAGCTATTACAGCATTAACTTGGTCTGGCTCAGCAAATACCTCCTTGTTCCCTGCATCAATGTCCGCAGGGCAGACTATTCGCTTTGTATATCATGCCGCCACAAACAAATGGTATCCAACTTAAAATAGCAATATTTCCATACTGCGTTAAATAAGTGAGATGACATGAATACTATTGACCAGACACAAGCCCAGCTTAACACTCATGAGCAAGTCTGTGCATTTAGATACGAAAGTATTTGTGCGCGGATGAAGCGTATTGAGAGCCTTGGTATATCTGCTTGCGGCACAATCATTGTGTTGCTGATAGGCATATTAGTAAGCGTCTTGCAAAAAGGTGCTGTGTGAGCATTGCGATTCCAGAGTGGATGCAGATAGCTAATTGCTGGATTGGATTGCGCGAAGTTATCGGGCCTGGTCACAACAAGATTATACTTGGATGGCTTGAAAAGTTAAATGCTTGGTGGCGTGATGATGAAACACCTTGGTGCGGTGTCTTTGTCGCTCACTGCATAAAAGAAGCTGGGTTGCCTTATCCTAAAATGTATATGCGTGCAAAGGCGTGGTCTGACTATGGTTCGCTTCTTAGGCGCGATAGATTAGCGCCAGGGGCAATACTAGTTTTTGATCGCGCTGGTGGCGGTCATGTTGGGTTTTATGTTGGCGAGGATGCAGGGCATTATTTTGTTCTTGGTGGAAATCAAGGAAACGCTGTTAGTGTGATGAAGCTAGGCAAGACACGATTAGTGGCATCTCGCTGGCCGAAGGGTGAACCAGTAATAGGCAAGCCTGTATATATGAATGGCGGATCTGTTTCCGTCAATGAAGCATAAGGGAAAGTAACATGCAGATCGTATCTTTTTTAGTGAACCGTTTAAAAGAGCCTAGCACATACGCTGGCTTTGCTGGCATTGCTTTGGCATTTGGCCTGTCTGATGCGGAATGGTCAGCCATTGCTACCGCCGTTGCTGGTCTAGCTGGACTTGCTGCTATGTTTTTGATTGAAGCACCAGCACAGTCCGCAGAGTAATGAAGTTTCTGACGCTCTTGCTGGGCATTCTGGACAAGCTGTTGGGTGCTTGGGCGGAAAGCCGTTGGAAGCAGCAGGGGCGTCAGGAAACTGTCAAGGAAATGAACGATGTTATCAATCGGCAAATCGAACTTGGCGAAGCTGCTATTATCGTTCCTGATCCTGAGCGCGACGAGCGGTTGCGCGACCGTTTCGACCGTTCCCGTAAATAGCTATTGCGCTATTGCAAAACCCATTACCTATGACGCGACAAAAGACACACCTGAAACGGTAGCCGAAGTCGAACTACACAATGGTGTTTTCATTTGCTTGTGCGAGGATGATTGTCCGAAAGGCAAGTAAATGCCAGCGATCTCGACGATAGACCCAGAGTTGTACAAATATTGTACGCCTCGCCAAAAGGAAATCCTTGAGGCCATAGAGTTACACGGTGGAGCCAAAGCTGCATCTAAAGCGATGGGCATTAACACGGGTGGCGCAAGTGACGCCTACATCGCTGTTAAAAAGAAAGCGGCGCTGTATGGATATGCGCCTGAGAACGACTTTACACGGCCAGTGCCTGAAGGCTATGTAGCTAAGGGCGTCAGTACATACTACAACGCTGAAGGCAAACCATCTGGGCAATGGGTAAAGGCATCCCTTAGCCACCAGGCGCTTGTAGACGCCATGCGTGAGACAGTCGATGGCTTTAAGGATCAGATAGACCCCGCAAGCGTTATCGTTGCTCCAGCGGCTTCTGAGGAGCATCTGTGCAATCTTTATACCTTTACTGATTACCATCTAGGGATGCTCGCCTGGCATCAAGAGGGTGGAGCTGACTGGGATGTATCTAAAGCAGAGCGCACTATCATTGCTGCGCTGATACAGATGGTCAATCAAAGCCCTAACGCACACACAGCAGTGCTCAATATTCAAGGTGACTTCCTGCATACTGATGGCAAGACACCAGTAACCCCAGCATCAAAGCACGTTCTAGACGCTGACAGCCGATTCCCTAAAATACGCAGAGCAGCAATACGGATCATCCGTTCACTGATGGCAATATGTTTGCAGCGGCATCAAGAGGTATATTTAATTATTGCTGAAGGCAATCACGACGAAGAAAGCTCTGGCTGGTTGGCCGACCTGTTCGCGGTGCATTACGAAGAAGAACCTCGCGTCACTGTCAACGATAGCGTCCTGCCCTTCTACGTCTTTGAATGGGGCAACACTATGCTAGGCGTTCATCATGGCCACAAGGTCAAGAATGAATCCCTTCCGCTGTTGTTTGCAGCGCAGTTCCCTCAGCAATGGGGCAGAACTACTCGACGCGAGATCCACTGCGGTCATCGACATCATCGCGATGAAAAAGAATATAATGGGGTTACGGTGGTGCAACATCCAACATTAGCTGCTAGGGACGCTTATGCAGCGCGTGGTGGTTGGATTGCTGATCGAGCAGCCTGGGCGATAACGTACCATAAAAAGTACGGCGCTGTAGGTCGCGTGATGATTACCACCGAAATGCTGGAGGTAGCTTAATTTTGTTTGAAGTGCATATCCCACAAACCAAAGCCATAAGCCAGTTTGCGGGATATCTTTGTTAGAAAAGTGACACGTTTTATCGCGGATGTATGCCGTTATCCTCTCCGCATATATAAGCAGCGCTTATTATGAATGCGAACCAGAAGAATAATATAGTGGTCTGCGTCATTTGCTATCTCCAATATATTCCAGCACCCACTTCAACGCTTTAATGTCCTTCTTGTATTGCTTTGCGTCATCGGGATGGACGTAACTACGTGCTGCGTTGTGTTGCACCGTTTTCAGCGTATCCTTTAGCCATGCGCGGACAATTCCGTCTAGCTGGCTTACATCTATATCAATCATCATTTGCCTTCCCTTTCAAATGTGCGTCAATCACCGTCATATTCCCTTCCCAACAAAACAGCTTTAACGCGTTGGTGAGTGCGGTCTGCAAAGCCGATGGCTTCCTCTGGTAATCCGCGCAGACACCAATCGTCGTATGCGTCGAAGCTATCTAGTTCGATCATTGTCATTTCAGAGCGGAGTTGAAGGTTCTCTTCACGCAGCGCATCGCTCTGTGTGGGCTGGCGGGTGTTCCATGCTGCAATTGCTTCGTCCTCAGTCGGCATAATACTTTCCGCAAGAATAACATTCGTGGATGCAAGGCAATCAGGGCACAACACAAAATAGTAATTGCGCCCCGTTCCTATTGCAGCCTCACCAGCACAAAACGGGCATGGCTTTAATGTGGTTGCGTCAGTCATATCCTATCCTAACCTAGTTATAAAAGTAACACCATTCACAGTCCGACACCGAAAGCATTTGCCGTGTCGTATCGAATATTGTGAGACATTCCTGGACGTACGTTTTGCCCAACCCTTCTCAGTTGCTGGCATTGTTTCTACATCACCAACAACCATTCTTCCCATTGGATATGTCATTGGGCGGCTCATTTATTTGATTCCTTTTCTCGCTCTGCGCGTCTTTCTGCAAATGTTTTTCCATCTAACCCACGCAAGGGCCATGCCCCGTCTGATGAGACTCGATAAGACTTGCCCAGGGGCGCTGCTTGTGCTGCCTTAATCATCTGCAAGCATTTCTGGCGCTGGCTGCAAGCCTTCCATGAACTTTGCCCATACTGCTAAAGCGCCTATTATGAATGGGCCATCATCCTGCTCACCATCTCTGATTTGGCGGATAAACTCTGGATTGCCGTGCATCATTTGAACATGATCCGCGACGATGTTTCTAAGTTCGATCAATGTCATCTTAAAATGTCCTCTCCGTTGCAAACATAATAACAACCAAAACCAACCATATTGCGGTCAGCCAAAATTGAACTGGTGATATTTTCTTCATGTCAAACTCCCCTTGACGTTAAGTAATCAAAGCGTCCGCCATCATAATCATCTGGCTCGTCCGTGCTATGCAGTTTAAATTCTTCCAGCGTTCCCATTGGATCGCAATCAAAGTCTGTAATGACCTCAAGTAGCTCCATGTGCAGATGTTCTGCAATCTCTGGGCGGGTGCTGATATATTGGCCGTGGCCGCTTTTAAGCTTTAATTGCTCAAGCCAATCCTTGTGGATGGCATTAATAGCTACCAGCGCGTCAATCGCAGCTTGGGCTAGTTCGTTGATGCTTTGTGTCATAACTCTCTCCGTATTGGCGGGGCAAGGCCCCTTGGTTGATGCCCTCTTATAAAAAGCCATTTATTATATGTAAACAACTTTTTTCATATTATGTAAAAATAATGGCGGGAAGCGCATTGCCACCCGCCATATTCTTAGCGCCAGGTGTGTTGCAGAAGCGCAAATTGCCAGCCGTATTTCTTAGCTATGCCGACAAACGATTCGCGTGTTAGCTTATGGTGTCCAGTTGCAAGCTGGGCCTTCAGAAGCTTTCGACTGCTTTCGGCAATCTCTGTGTCGATCCTTGCGCTCTTAGCCTCGAGATAATCAGAAGGTGGAGGAATGTTTCTGGATCGCATTGGCAGTTCGTTGCGAGTTTTAATAGACATGGTTGCATCCTCAAAATGGAACTGAATCG